GGATCGGGTGAATTACGCCAGAAGAACCTTCAAATGGCTGTGATCTGGCTTCGTCAAATTTCATGCCTAGATACTGCAAACCTTCTGTGTAAGTTTTTTCCCATTCACTTCTTGATTGTTTGTCGCTTTCTACTGAACTTATTAAGTCAGAAGACAATTTGCTTAATTCACTTTCGTCTATAAAATCAACTAAATTAGAATCAAACGCCATGTCTGGCATGGGCTGTTCTTCTATCTCATTAGTTACAAGTACTTCTTCTTCGTTGACTAAAATTTGTGCAGCATCGTTAATTTGTTCTTGACGAGACTGTTCTGGTATTACTTCTATTGACCTATTTTGATCAATAATGTCAGGGTCGTTTTCTGTTCCTAATGCTTTGTCTATTGCCATAATTTTTTAGTGTAGCACTCTAGGTCGCATTTCGTCACCCAAAGAAAATAAATCTGTTAGCTCGCCTTCTAAAATCAAACCTTGTGATTCTGCTATTAGCTCTGCTTGTTGTTCATCTTCAGCATGAATGTCAGGACCTTCATACTCTTTTGTGTCGTGTACAAATCTTGTTATAAATATCTTCATCAATAATACACCGTTCTGTCTTTAGATAAAAATTTCACTTCGTCTTGATAGTCTTCTTTTAAAGATAAAAAACCACCTTGTCTAAATCGCATCAAAGCCATAGTAGCAGAGTCACAATAGTCATCATGATCTCCAAATGGAAATGATGCCATTTCTTCTCGCACTTCATCTGCATAATCTTCGTCTGGTGCCCAAACCATTCCAGATTCAAAAATGGGAGCTACGCTGTTCATTCTGGCTATTTTGTCTTGTCCTCTGCTTGGTGAGTAAGCAGTAACAGGTATGCCCATGCGTCTTAATTCTTGCGTTAATGGTGTTCCAGATGCTTTTGCTTCTATTAGCACACAGTCTGGCTCCCAATACTTATATTCATCAAAAGCAATTTTCTTTAACTCAGGAAAATCCACTCTAAATCTTTTTGCATCTAACAGAATAATTTGCTCTACGTTATCACGGTCAGTAAATATAGCCCAAGTTGTTATGGCTGAATAATCTGCTGTTTCTTTCTTAGAAAAAGCCGTGTCATAGCTTTGTATAACGTAACTGTAGTCAGGTATGTCTTCACCTTCCCATTTTTGCCACCACTCACGCTTAACAATAGAACCTTCTTCAGAAGTAGGGTTTTGCATCCACTGTGCGTTCCATTTAGAAACAGGTAAGGAGGCTTTTACTGACAAAAGTTCTTCTTTTTTCCAATACTCACCCCATAATGGTTTACCAGACTCTGGCATAATTGCTGGAAATTCAATAACTTCCCATTGGTCTGCGTTGTCGTCTCCTTGTTTTTTTATTACTTTACCAACCAAATCTTTGGTGCTCCAACGTGTCATTACTATAACAATAGTGCCTCCTGGTTGTAGTCTTTGTCTGGGGCCTGACGTGTACCACTCGTAAGCCGATTCTAATGATTTAGGAGATAAAGCGTCTTGCTCTGAATGTGGGTCATCAATAATTAATAAATCTGCACCACGACCTGTAATAGCACCACCAACACCAGCAGCAAAGAACTCGCCTTCCATGTTGCTTGTCCAACGTCCAGCAGATTTGTTGTCTGCTTGTAATTTTATTTCTGGAAAAATAAGTCTAAAGTCTTCACTGTCTATCAAGTTTCTTACTTTACGTCCAAATCGAACTGCTAATTCTGCGGTGTGAGTACATTGAATTATTTTTAAAGCACCGTTTAATCCCATCATCCATGCTGGAAAAAACGTAGACGCAAATTCAGACTTAGAGTGTCTTGGTGGCAAGCACACTATCAGTCGCTTTAATTTGCCTTGAGCTATTCTGTTAAATTTGTCAGCTATTAATCTGTGGTGTTTGCCTTCAATAAAAGTGTCACCCCACATGTGTTTAACAAATCCCATAAAATCTTTTTGGCAAACGTCTTGTTTGTCGAGTTGATCATAGCGACTTAATAAGGCTTCAGCCTCTGCTTTGTCTTGTTCTGAAAGAATATCAAAATCTTTAAGAGAAATATCACCCATAATTAAATCAGGTTAAGCGACTAGGTAGTGACATAGTAGCCACTTAACCCTAAACACATAAGTGTCTGTAGTCAGTATAGTCCATTTACCTGTCATGCTAAACCTCGTGCCATTCTTTTCCTTGAAATAACAAAGCCTCTGCTTCTCTTCTGCGTATCAAACCATCTAAAACTTCACCACCAGCTTTGTTCCACCGTTTTATTTGTTGTGGTATTTCGTTATATTTTTCTTCATTTAAGTCTTTTAATAACGTAGAACTTTGAAAGTTAGTGGGTCCTAAATTGTAAACCCAAGCACACAAAGAGTCATATTGGCTTTGGTTTAATTCTACATCTACCATGTCATTGACATAACCTTCGTATTCAATCATTTCTTCTTGAAGCATGTATTCTGCCTCTTCTTTAGTTATCTTATTGCCTTCTTCAACACCTTTGATATGGCCATATCCTATAGTCCAAACACCAGCCGGACACTTATAAGCCTCTAGCTCACAACCTTCAAACTTTTTAATTAACGCTAATCCTTCTTGTGATATTTGCATGTTATTCTCCCCACGTTCCGTCTTCCAAGATTTTTCCTGTTTTAGTTCCGCCCCAATATTCAACTGCGTGTTTTTCTTTAATGAGTGTGGCACAAATATCTTTGCCATCTTCTGTATAAGGAACGCCAAGAATCCTTCCATATTTTCCTTTGCCTAATGATTTAAGTTTAAACGTACCTATACACAATTCTTTCAATCTTTCTTTAGCTTTAAGACCAAGTGCTTTTTCTTCTAAGTTTCTGGTCCTAGATTCTGGACTGTCAATTCCAGCCAGACGAACTCTTTGCTTGTGTAACTTTACGTCAAACCCCAAATCTAGTACACAATCAAAGGTATCTCCATCAATAATTCTATCTAACGTAGCTCTGTATACAAATTCATCTGGTGCTTTACTCATCTTTGTTCTCCTGTGGTTTGTCTAGTTCTCTATAGTATTTGATTATTGAAAGTATGTCTTTTGTGTATCTTGTTATTTCAGCCATGTCCATTGACAGGTTCTCATATTCTTTGCTGGAAAGTGCGTAGTATGCTTTTCTTGGAGCGTCACCCTTTGCAACCAAGTCTAAATATTCTTGCATCAGTTCTGGTGTAATTATTTCCCAATCCACTTTAGACAAGCTCATTGGATAGGGCAATGGCGGATGATACAAAGGTGCACGTTCTGCAATGCTTCTGACTTCTACAGGTTTTACAGAATCCATCAAGCTACAGCTTGCCATAAATATGCTTAAACTAATTACTGCTAGGTTTTTCATCAAACTGATTTGGGTTTGTTAATTTTTCGAGTGTAGCCATAACTCTGGAAGACGCTTTGTTTACTTTCTTTTGTAACAAAGCTGGTTTAGCTAAAGCCAATTGGTCAAGATCGTGATTGGCAAATGTTTTGCGTAACCTGTTAACGTCTTGCATGGCTTTTTGTTTGTCAGCTTCTAGTTGATTTAACTGTGCTTGTTGATTCTTTTGTTGTTCTAAATAGTTCTTTATAGACTCGTTTTGTCTCTCTATTTCTGTTTCTAAGACTATTTGATTGCCTTTAAGCGTAGAGATTTGGTCATTCAAGCGTTCTATGTAGTAAGCTGAACCGACTATTGTTGTAAGTAACAACAATCCTAGTATCAATGTTAATTTCATGCCCATGTGTATACTTTTAATGCTTCTGCTTTGCCTTTTACTTTAAGTGGTTCTAGTGACTTTAACATATATTTACAATTTTGTGCTGTTTCATGCCCTATAAGAGTACCAACACCAGCCTCCTTAGTTCCAGACTCTAAACGAGCTGCTACGTTGCATGGATCACCAATAAGACTAAATGCAAATCTGTCTGTAGCTCCAAAATTACCAGCTATGCACACGCCAGAGTTTACTCCAATACCAATGGCTATTTCTGGTATGCCTTCTTCTACAAAACGTAGGTTCAGTTCAACAATGTTTTTTTCTATTTGTTTTGCAGCATCAAGTGCAAGGTTACAATGATCTGGTTGTGGAATGATTGTGTTGAAGTGGAACATCCCGGCATCTCCAATAAATTTGTCCGTAACGCCCGAAAATTGATTCACAGCCTGTACCTGTACGTCTAACACAGAGTTCATGATATAAGTGACCATTTCTGGCTCTACTGACTCAGAAAGGCTCGTAAAACCCCTCAAATCGGTAAAAATTATCGAACAATCGACCCTAGAACCATTAATTTGACACAATTCTGGGTTTTTTTGCAGTTTTTTGACCATTCTAGGGTCTAAATACTTACCAAATTGCTGTTTTATGAGCTGTCTGGCCTTGTATTGCTCTCTAAATCGCATGTAAAAGGCTGTAGAACCCGTAATGAACTGTGCAATAAGTGTCCAAGTTACGTCTATAAGCAATCCTTGTTGAATGGTCCAAAAGCCATAATAAGCCGTACCAGCCATTAATACGGTGCCGAGTGTAATGCCAAGGCTTATGCCAAATACGTTTAATATGAGCCACATAAGACCTATAGAAACCAACAAAATGCCTGTTTCAACCGCCAAGGCGTAATCTGGAACATAAGGACTGTTTTCTATCAAAATTGACTCAGCAAGAGCAGCTTGTATCTTGTGTGGTTCAAGATAACCAACAGGTGTGCTTAACTGCGGCATGACTCCTTTAGCAGTAAATCCTACGAATACAAAACGTCCTTCTACGTCCATTTCTTGAAGATCGGTTTGTGGAGTATTCACGAAACTTATCCACTTACGACCTAAACTGTCTACTGGTACTGCTGGCAAGCCTTTTACTCGTATTTCTTCCAGACCATTATCATTGGTTTTTATAACGTAGGTGTCTGCTCCAGCTAAAATCTTTAAAACTTCAGTGCCAAATGCTGGCACCCAACCGTCAGGTGTTCTAAGCAATAAAGGTATTCTTCTAACGAGACTGTCTACCTCTGCTCTGGCAACTGCAATACCTTGATTGGCACTCTGTGCAAGTATAGGGATGTTCTGTGTGACTCCTGTGGCAAAAGTACCACCTTGGTCTTCACCAAGTATGACTGTGCCTGTCGTTTTAGGGTAGATGCCTTTGTCGTTCTCAAACATAGCTAAAACACTAGGTGCTTGAGATAAAGCATCAGCAAACGCCTGATCTCCGTTAACAGATAGTCTGCCCTTATTAGGAAAGGTGACAACCCATCCAACACCTATTGCTCCTCTATCTATAATCTGCGTTTGTATTTCAGAGAGCCTTTGTCTGGATAACGGGTAGCCACCCTCTCTATTTATATCATCATCGGTAATGTTAAGTACAGTGAAATAACCACTTTCTTGTTGTTCTGGTATTAAGGCATCAAAGGTCTTGAGCTTGAAAACTTCCAGTGGTGTGGTTTCGTATACAAAAGGCAGAACCAACATAAGTATGAGTGATAATGGTACTAGGTACTTAATCATACTGAGTGATCGTCAACGTCTTCGTGCAACTGCTGACACAGTTATAGGTGGCTGTGAATGATTTGTCGTTAGCTCCTGACTGGGTTACTCCTACGTTGTAATCGTCTGTGTAAAAATTAAGTCGTGCAGTATGATCTCCTGAACCAGATTGAGTTATGGACGCTACGCCATCATCAGCGTCTGGGTACCACCAAATGTCTGCATCGTGAGCACCACTTCCTGACTGAGTGATAGTAGAAGAGTTGTTGTCAGCATAATTGTAGTTTCGGATGTAACCATTGTGTTGACCTGTTCCTGACTGAGTAATTGTAGCGTCAGAGTCATCTCCAAAGCTGTATATCTTTCCGTACTTAGAGTTTCCAGTTTGGTTGATGGTGTAAGCGTTGTCGTCTCCAGCCATCAAAACTATGCCGGTATTGGAGTTGCCGTTTTGATTTATGATTCCTACGTTGTCATCCTTGTCTAAATCAAGGTAGCCTAAATTGTTATCGCCATTTTGTGTAATCGTAAATACGTTGTCTGTGTGATTAGACCATTGTGAATAAGCCTTGGTGGTGTTGCCATGACCCGTTATGTTAAGGTTAATGACTGCCCTCGTGCAAGTGTGGGTAGAATAGACACCGTTACTTAGGCCACAATAGACCGTAGCGTTGTTGGTGTAACCAACTTGCTTTATGTTGATTACAGACGAGGTGCCTTTGTGCTGTACGTTTATGCTGTTGTTTCCAGCAATCAAAGGCAAACTAATCAGACTGATTAATAATAATCGTACCATCTCCTCCTCCGTTTACTGTAATGTCTATAAATTTACCAGCAGATAAAATTTGTATGTTGTAAGCACTTCTTTTTTCCATTTGTAAATCAATCGTGTTCTCTACGCTTCTGAAAAAGGTTAACATCTCACCTTCTACAAAAGAATAGGTTTGTGCTTTAGAATCGTAACCAGCTGTAATTCCTTCTATGGTTACATCGCCTATTTTAGACACTTCGTTTTCGCCTTCTATAAACGCAAGCAAATCAATTAAAAAATCTACGTTTAAAAGGTCTATTGCTAACCTGTCAATTTCAAGCTCGTCTTCTTCTAATTCATCTTCATCAAAGTTTTCTTCCAAAAAGTCTACGTCAAGTACGTTGGTTGATTTGGCGTTTTGATCTTCTATTGCTCGCTCTACTTCGGCTGGTTGGTTAATAATTAAAAGGTTGTTGATTAAGCCTAATGTCATGCCAACCAACTTTACTGGCTTGGTTGGTGGTGCTTCTGAAACCGACACCATGGTGGCTTGAAACGGTTGGTCAAGAATTTCTACGCCAGCAGAGGTTTCTACTGTTATTTTACCAGAGCTGTTGCCGTCTGCATCCGGGAGTAAAATTATGAGCGATCTGCCAAGCTCGTCAACTGTTGTGGTGAAATCCGTGCCTAATACCGAAATGGTTGCTGAAGGCGTTTTGATGGATATGTTTTCTTTTTTTATCTTACCAAGGCTGCCACTTATAAATCTGGCAGTACCGCTTGCCATCCGTAATGAAAGTTTAGACTTGGACGGATTGGGGTCAAAGATGTACTCATCAACTACAATCTTAGAATGTTCAGTGAGTTTTAGAACGGAATCGTCTAAGAACTGTATAGCCATACGGCCATCTCCTGTCCTTACGTCATCGTTACTGAGTATGCCAAGAGACAGCTCTGCTAAGAGCTTGTCGTCCTCAGTGCTTCGCAACACTTCACCATTGCCACGCAGTTCTGATATAGAACCTATATCTGCATAAGTTGTACTAGACAGTAAGGCTATTAACAGCCACTTGAACATTGATCTAGGTTTATCACTCCACTTGTAGAGGCTGCTACGATATTAATGGTGTCCGTTACTCCTGATGCAGCGGTGGTTTGGTCAATGTCTATGTTGTTAGAATCTCCAACCAATGTAAACGTAATGCTCTTATCTGCCGTTCCAATCTGAGTGATGTCCAAATCGTTGGAATTGCCGTCTATGTTCCAGTTATTGATACACCCAATGACTTCACATCTGACGTTTAAGTCATTGCTGTTACCTGTAATAGCTGCATCAAAGTTACCACCCGTTGCTGCTGCACTGCTGCCTTGCAACCAAGTAAGTATGTTTTGATTGCCTGTTGCTGTGTAGTCAAAGTCTGATGAGCTTACAGCTCCTGATCCGCCAGCGGTTAAGGTACTCGTATTAGAGTCACCTATCTGATACATAGTCCAACTGGAGCTGTTGCCTTGTAATATGCTCGCAGCTAAAGTGTTAGTAGCACCTTGCTGTTTAAAGTTTGCTGTTAAAGCTGAACCAGCCATTGTAACTCTCGCACCCGATGTACCAACTTTGTTGGTTGAACCTATCTGGTCAATCGTTAAATTAAAAGCACCGCCACCTGATTGCGTGAGGTAGATGTCATTATTTCCGCTGTGAGCCACCGACACAAAACAAACCAACAACAATTTAATTAGATTTTTCATTTTCTTCCTCCTTACTCAACAAAGAGTAATCAAAATCCCAAAACTGTTTTTCTAAGCCTTCTTGGATTATTTCGTAAACTGCTGTTTCTATTGCAGATCGTACCGCATAACCCACGGCTTCAGTTCTTGTGTAACCAGTCTCAATTTCTAACAGTTGCGTATTTGTTTCGTAAAATTTAAAAACATCTCTGTTTACACCACTTGAGAGTATAGTCTTAGAAACGATTGTGTTCAACAACACCTCTCCTGTCTGTACCAAAATGGCTCGTAACGACACTGTAACTTCGTCTACTCGGTACTGAGATGTATTAGACACACCCAACCAACGTGCACCGTTTCCTCCAGAAATGACATCTGAATCATAATTAACGATATTTCCTGAAAATAACACTCCAGCATAAAGTAAAGGTTTCAAGGTATTGCCTTTTTCTCCATCGTAAGTTTTTCGTGTATTTTTTATAAGCTGGCGTTCTTTTGTTAAATGGTCAAGTCCACTTCTTTCAGCCAAGACAAACCATTCACCATTGCCTGTGTTTAACAATGCTTCTATCAAATAATTTTCTGCTCCTTGGGTGACTGCTGTAGAAAACAAAGCCATCTTATTAGAAGGCTTGCGTTGTCCTGTCATGTCTTTAAATTCGTAGACAGCAACAACCGCCTTTTGTTTTGGTGGTGGTAGGTCTAACAGTTTCTGTAATGTAACCCTTTCAACTTTTGCTTCTTCTGGACAGATTACGCCTATCAAGAAGCAATCAGTAGCTCTGGGTGGTGCAAAAGAAGCACAACCAGCCACCACGCCTATTAAGGCTAAATACCACAGTCTACGGTGCATATTCCAAAAATTCCGACTGGAATTACTACAGTTGTGATGTTGCCGTTTTGGTCAATAACGGTAAGCGTGATGTACTCGCCATCATTACTAAAACTGATTTGATTGCCTTCCAAGTCTATTGTTCCACCTGTGCCACCATTTTCATCAAAAAGCATGTCGCTAATGTCTCTGGACAGATTGGAGAAGATTCTGCTTTGTAGATTGTTAAGAAACTTATTGAGGGTACTGTTCTCTATTTCACGTTCTATTTCTTCCAGTTCAGACTGTATTTTTTCAGCCAGTTCATCTCGTCTTTTGGTTTCTTGCTCGTCCACTGTTAAATAATGTGCAGAAGCACCGATACCACTAAAAGAAGGGTTCTTGAATTCATGAACAATCGGAGAAGCATTAACATTTAAAGCAACGATGCTTAATATAAACACCAAACCAAATATGACCATGGCTTCTGACTGTTTATTGTCTTCTTTCTTTCTCATCTTGTTCTTTTAATTCTAAAACAGTGTTAACTTTCATTTGTAATCTTATCATGTCTTGGTCAAGTAGCCGAAGCTGATCGGTTAAACGTATGATTGTGGTTTTCATTTCAGCCACGGCTGGATCAATTTCTTTTGTTATGGTTTGCCAAACAAAGTAAACAAAATAACCAAGACCCACGACCATAATGACAGGAAAACCGAACTCTTCTACTAACTTTGCTATGTCCATTTAATCCCTTCTAGCTGCTATCTTGCCATCCTCTACAAAGTTTTCAGCTCTGGCTATGCGCTCTAGGTCTGGAGATAAATTAAGAGCAGAAGAAACGCTGGTGTCTATTCTGATGATGTCGTTGTTCATGGTAGATGCTCTGGTGATAAGCATTTTTGATATGCCTTGTATGGTTTTGATTTCATCAACCAAAGCTGACATCATTTGTTTCATAACCAAAAATATAAAAAATGCCATGATTAGACCACTGGCAATGGGTAAACCTAATTTAGCAATTAGGTCGAAGGCTTCCATGTTTAGCTCTCGCCTTTAAACTTCTTACTTTGTCCTGATGTGCCAGCATAAATACCAAAAACCGCTGCCATAGCACCAACTACAATAGAAACTAAAGCACTTTGTTCAAGGTTGGGGTTTTGTAACGTCATAAACCACATTACTACCTTGTATAAAAGCACGATATAGACACTAACGAAGACTCTAGGGAAAATCCGCCAAGCATCAATGGTTTTTGCTAGATGAATCCACTTCTCAAAGGGATTCTTACCACGATCTACCGTAGTGGTGCCAACCTCCACTTCCAGTTGAACCATTTTTTTTATGGGTTCAATTCTTTCTTGGTTTTGTTCTTCCATGCTTAACCTAAAAACTTACTAATGCCTAAAGAGGCTGCTACTAAACCGTACAGGCCCCACAGTATTACTTCTATGCGTTTAAACTTTTCACTGCCTTCATCAAGGCGTTTTTCTATGTTCTGATAACGTATGGCACATTCTTTTTCGTGTGATTGTATTTGATACAATGCGTCCTTTGCAGTGGCCATTATTTATTTCTTTGTGTCATTGCTTTCTTTTTGGCTGATTTGTTTAATTTGCCATAATCAAAAACCGGTTTGCTGGTTTTGGTGTGAGATTTGTTTGTGTGTAATGCACCGTTGGGCATTTTATGAAAAGCACCCTTCCAAACCGTACCGTCTTTTAAATAATGTTTTACGCCCACAGCCATTACTTTTTCTTTTTGCGTTTGACGTAAGCTTCATTAACATCTGGGGTAGATTTATCATCTGCTAAGTAACGTCCTTCCTCGTTACGAGCTCTGACGGTTTCCATTTCTGTTTCGTCCACAACTTCTACGGCTTTAGTGTCGTTTGACACGCTCCACTGCCAGAAGTTTGTCACTTTTTTCCACCAACTCATCTTACTTCTCTTTGGCCTTGCCAATGTTTAGAGCCAATAAATCCACAAACTTATAAAGTTTGCCGATCCAAGCATCGTCTTTTGGTGTTGGAGTAGAAGCTGCTATCAAACTAGCCACTGTTACTATCACGGTTATGTACGTTACTGCGCTTACAATCATTTCCATTTAATTTACCTCTTTGGTTTCTTCTTCTAAAACTTCTTCAGCGACTTCTTTAGAAGCCTCAACAAAAGCATTATTAAAAACTGACATACTGGCAGCTACTTGATCCAATTGAAATTT